ATAAAAAAATGGGGGAGTTTATCTCCCCCTTTTAGCCAATATGAGAAGAATAGTAGAAGGATTTAGAGCAGAGCATACACCAGATATGAAATATTATGCATTCGATTGGGATGATAATATTGTTCATATGCCGACTAAAATAGTTTTGAAGACTGAAGACGGTGATGAGGTTGGGATGAGTACTGACGATTTTGCGGAATATAGACATAACATTGGGAAAAAACCGTTTGAATATAAGGGTGAGATGGTTGTTGATTTTGCTGATGATGCTTTTAGAAACTTTAGAACTTTGGGTGACAAAGACTTTTTAATAGATGCAATGACCGCTAAAAAGGGTCCTGCGTTCAATGACTTTAAAGAGGCGATTAATAACGGTTCAGTTTTTTCAATAATCACCGCGAGAGGTCATAACCCAAACACATTAAAAGAAGCGGTTTACAATTATATCATCAACGGATTTGGTGGTATTGATAAAGACCAATTAGTTAAGAATCTCAAAAAATATAGAACATTTTCTGACGAAGAAGATATGTCTGATGATGATTTAATTAGGTCTTATTTAGAACTTAACAGATATCACCCCGTATCGTTTGGAAATGATGGAAGTGCTGCAAGTCCTGAAGAGTTAAAGGTTATAGCTATGGATGAATTTGTGGACTATGTAAAAGGATTAGCGGCATTACTTAATAAAAAGGCATTCCTAAAAAAAGATATAGCTAATAAATTCATACCAGAACAACCTATAATAGGATTTTCAGATGATGATTTAAAGAATGTAGAAAAGATAAGTAAACATTTTAAAGATAAACCAGATAATATAGTAAAAACTTATTCTACTGCTGGAGGAATTAAGAAGGAATATAAATAATGAATATTAATTTTTAACCACAAAGTAAATAGAAATATTTTTGATAAGACTATATTTATAAGATATAAAATAAAAAAAACAAAATTATAATAACATGGCTGATTTACTAATGAAAATGCCGATTCCTTACGAACCGAAACGTCAAAACCGATTCATCTTGAGGTTTCCTTCAAGTTTAGGAATAAATGAGTGGTTCGTAGAAAGTACGAAAAGACCATCCATTAAAATTACTGCAACAGAAATACAGTTTTTAAATACATCAACATACGTTGCAGGTAGATTCAACTGGGATGAAATGACAGTTAAGTTTAGAGACCCAATTGGTCCTTCAGCTTCTCAAGCTCTTATGGAGTGGGTTCGTTTACACGCTGAATCAGTAACAGGTCGTATGGGTTACGCTGCAGGTTATAAGAAAGATATTGACTTGGAGATGTTAGACCCAACAGGAGTTGTTGTTGAAAAGTGGATTCTTTATGGAACCTTCTTAACAAGTGTGGACTTCGGTTCTTTAGGATACTCAACAGATGCGTTAGCTGATATTACAGCTAGTCTTCGTCCTGACCGTTGTGTGTTAGTATACTAATACTATTTATAAAAAATCAATACAAACTATATTTAACCGTAAAGACATAAACTTTACGGTTATTTTTTTATATGGACAATCAAACATCAAATTACGCACAACAGAATTTCACATTACCTCACGACGTGGTGCCTTTACCATCTCAAGGTATATTCTATAAAAACAAGAAAAAATCTGTTAAGGTTGGTTATTTAACCGCCACAGACGAAAACATCTTAATGGCAGGAGGAGATGATATATCTACCAACCTAATTAGAACAAAACTTTATGAACCTGACATTAGGGTTGAAGATTTGTTAGAAGGTGATGTAGAGGCTATTCTTGTATTTTTAAGAAACACTGCGTTCGGACCTGAATTAACTGTTAATGTTACAGACCCTGCAACAGGAAAACAATTTGAAACAACAGTTGTTTTAGACGAGTTAAGTATAAATCAAGGACAGGTTCCTTCAGAGGATGGAACATTCACAACATTGTTACCAAAGTCAGGTTCCACTATTAAATTAAAACCAATGACTTATGGTGATATAATTGAGATAAATAAAATGACGGCTCAATATCCAGTTGGAAGAGTTGCACCAAGAGTAACTTGGAGACTACAAAAACAAATTGTTGAGATTGACGGAAATCAAGATAAAGGTGAGATAGCTAAATTTATTGAACAAATGCCAATAATGGATTCTAAATTCATAAGAAAATTTATGGATGAAAATGAACCAAGATTAGACATGAACCGAGTAGTAACAACCCCATCAGGAGATAGACTGACAGTAAGCGTCGGTTTTGGGGTGGAATTTTTTCGTCCTTTCTTCTGATTATAGAAAAGGACAACTCGATGAATTCTTTTATTTAAATACATTATTAAAGATTACATATCAAGATTTTGAAAGGATGCCCATTTTTATGAGAAAATATCTTTTAGATAAATGGGTTGAAACTAACAAGGGGGACTAAAAAAATAGTCCTTCTTCTATTTATAAGAAAAACATTTAATGGCTGACGACAAAGAAAAACCAAGTGAGTTTGGAAAAAAACTAGGAGAAGCGGTTTCTTTTGGTATTGACGAATTTACGACTGCTGCCTCGGAAATGAAAAAAGCTGCCAATGAATTAGTTGGTTCGTTTTCTTTATCAAGAGCAAGGGTTGGTGAGATGATGACCGCCGTGAGCGAGGCTGCTCCGAGATTAAGAAGACTTGGTGCGGACTTTGAAGGTACATTAAAGACAATGAAAGACATTGCCACCGCAACAGGTAAAAATACCTTAGCGTCGGCGGATAGTGTTGAAAAATTATATGCAACATCAAAAGTTATTGGACAAGAAGTCGGTACAATTGTTAGTGAGTTTACAGACGTAGGGGTTCAATTCGGTGTTGTTGGCTCACAATTAGAAGAATCGGTATTAACAGTAAGGGACTTAGGTTTGAACGCGGATGCGGTAATGAGTCAAGTTGTTAATAACACTTCAAAACTAAATAAGTTTAATTTTGAAGGGGGAGTTCAAGGATTAACAAAGATGGCTGCAAGGGCTTCACAGTTCAGGTTTGATATGAATGAGGCGTTTAGTTTGGCGGAAGATGCGATGAACCCCGAAAGAGCTGTTGAATTGGCATCATCATTTCAAAGGTTGGGAGTTTCAGTTGGAACACTTGCAGACCCATTTGCATTGATGAATGCTTCAATCAATGACCCAGGTGCTCTACAAGAAAGTTTAATTAAGGCAAGTAAACAATTTACATACTTCGACGAAAAAACAAAATCATTTAAGATTAATCCTCAAGGAATGTTAACTCTTAGACAGTTGGCTAAGGAAACTGGTATGAGTTATGAAAACTTATCTAAATCAGGATTAGCTGCAGCGGAACTTGATAAGAGATTATCACAAATAAGCCCAAGTCTAAACTTCAAAGACGAATCAGACAAACAGTTTTTAACCAATTTGTCCGAAATGGATGCGTCAGGAAATTATGTTGTCAAGATTAGAGATGACCAAGGAATAGATTCAACAAAGAAACTTAGTGAAGTCACACAAACGGAATTTGATAAATTAATCAAAGCACAAAAAGAACAACCTCAGTCAATGGAGGAAATCGCAAGAGCTTCCATGAAGACGGGTGATATAGTTGCAAATGATGTTGCTGCGATTAAAGATGCTGTTGTAAGAGGAGCGGTATCAACATCGTTTGTTAAGGACAACATGGAAGCTTTCAGAAAGATTGTAACAACTCCAACAGGTTCAATATCAAAAGAAGTAGCTAAAACCGATATATTCAGCACCCAATTTAATACCGCAGCTAAAACAATTGAGGGAGCGGTAAATGAGATGATAAAAACGGGTGGTAAATCTATGGGTGATATAATGAAAGAACTTGGTAGTAAATTTGGAGAACAAGGTAAGTCAATTGGAAAAGTTGTTGAAGGACTAAGTCAAAAAATTTATTCGGACATTAAAGGAAAAAACATGAAAGTTGGTGATTCTGCGTTGGGTAAATTGGCAGATAGTACTTTAAGAGACTTTGAATCATACATTGATAAGACATCAGTAGGTAAAGCGGTAGCCTCTGGAAAAGGCGCAACATCGGTTAAAGCGTCACCAGCCAAATCATTGTTCTTAGAAGGAACTGATTCGTTAACAAAAACGGCAAATCAAAACCAAACATTAACATCTACAATAAATAAAACCGTTGATTACAGTGGTACTGTTGTGTTTAAAGTAGAGGCTCCCGCAGGAGTTAGTAAACAATATTTGGAACAATTCTTAAACGAAGAAAAATTCAAAGAAATGGTTTACAAATATGTTGAAGAAAAAAACAAACAACTCCAAAAGACAAAGTAATTTATCATCAGAAAAATACCAATTAACCTATTTATAATAAAAGTATTGAATGGGTAGTCCATTAGATTTAGTTAATTCAGACGCGTTTAGAAAGAAACTCATTACGAGAAACTTGACCCCTTATCTTAAGGCTCCTAATAGACCTACGCCTCCATTTAATACAGAATACATACAATCAGATACATCAGTTCAAGATAGCCCTGACCAATTAATAGACGAACCATCGTTTGCTAATAAGTTATATCC